TTGGACATTTGGACTACAGAATGAGTACGACCTCCAAGTAGAAATGACACTCAAGGAAATATCTGAAAGTGTCTTTGATGAGGTTGACGATGGTATAGTCTACGAAAGAGATAATACTACTTTGTTGTCTCCTTTCACAGTTCCTAACCTTGGCATAAACATCAGTACTGAGTTAAGAAGGGTTAAAGGTAAGACCCTTGGTGTCCTACTGCTTGATATAAACAACACAAGCAACATTATGGATACAGCAGAAGTACAATTCAGAAAGACAGGTGACACTAACTTCACAGCTATAGCAACTATGGGTGCCTTTGTAGGTACAGATAGGGTTGAAGTTGTTGGTGTAGAGGATGCCTTCTATGACATAAGGGCTAGGGCTACTAACTCTCTTGGTGTTCATGGAGACTACAACACTATAAGCAACTACTTTGTAGAACCACTAGGTGCGCCACCAGCAGATGTAACTAACTTTACAGGTAACGTAGTCGGAAGTAACTTGTTCCTTAGTTGGACACCTGTAGCTGACCTAGACTTAGCACACTACATAGTTAGATACTCCCCCCAGACTGTTAGTGCTATATACGAATCTTCTGTGCTTGTAGCTGAAGTACCATCCAGTAGTAGTACCCTTGCTTTGTCAGATGCTGGTACAGGTACATACTTTATTAAGGCTGTAGACGATACGACAAGTGGGTCTAACACTTCAATTAATCCTGCACAGTTTATTACTACTAGCGCAGGACTAGAAGAACTTAATGTTGTAGAAACTGTATCAGAAGACCCCTCCTTTGCTGGGGTTAAGTCTTCAGTAGAAATAGACGATGATGGTCAATTAATACTACAGAGACAGCCATTATTTGATGATGCAACTGGGCTATTTGATGACAGATTAGGTAACTTTGATGACTTCGATAGCTACGCTTCCTCTGGAACCTACTACTTTGCTAACTCTGTTGACTTAAATGGTACATTCACAAGTAGGCTTAACTACAGCTTAGTTAGTTCAAGAACGGATATTACAGCTACCTTTGATACTGCTGATGGTTTGTTTGAGTCAAGAGGCGGGTTCTTTGACGGAGAGAACATTACTTTTGATGATACAGAGGTATCCCTTGAACTAAGACACACTACAGATGATCCTACGGGAACACCTACTTGGAGTAACTGGCAGCCGTTTTCTATCTCGGATATTACAGCTAGGGCTTTTGAGTTTAGAGTTATGATGACTTCTACTAACCCCAATGCTACACCTGTAGTAGAAGAGGTATCTGTTGTTGTAGACATGCCTGACAGGGTTACATCTGGTCAAGATATTACCTTTACAGGTACAACCAATACATCCTTCCCTTACCCGTTTAAGGCTGTTCCAGCTATAGGAATATCTTTAGCTGACTTAGCTAATGGTGACAGGTACACAATCACAAACAAAACCCGAACAGGATTTACTATGAACATATTCACTGGTGGATCAGCCAGTACTAACCCTGTGACCTTAGATTATGTAGCTAAGGGCTACGGAAAGGAACTAACGTAATGTCGCAACACGACTTCGTAATTGATAATCAAAGTTTTCCTGCCACTAGGACAGACCTTAATGCTGCTATCTTAGCTGTAGCATCTAACTCGTCTGGTGCTACATCTCCTACTACCACCTATTCCAATCAGTTCTGGTATGATACTAGCACTAACACCCTTAAGATCAGGAATGACGCTAACACTGCTTGGATAGAAATAGCGACAATAGATGAAACCTCTAATAATGTGTTGTCTATTACTACTCAAGGGTTAACTATTGGTGCTACCGCATTAACCGCTACAGGGGCAGAACTTAACCAACTAAATGATATTACTAGGGGTTCTATCCTTTATGGTAATGCCTCTGGTGATACTGCGAGACTTGCTAAGGGTGCTGCTGGTACAGTTCTTACGTCTGATGGTACAGACATTTCATGGGCGGCTGCTGGTGGTGGTGGTGGAGTAGGTGATACAGAGGCGTGGGTGAACTTCAAGGGTGATGGGGCTGTAACTATTCGTGGTGACGGCGATGTGAGCAGTATTACTGATAACGGTACAGGCATAGTTACGGTTAATTTTGACACAACTAAGGCGAGTGCAGACTACTCCGTACCCGCCGCTGGCAACGTAGGAAACAATTCCTCACTTGGCGCAATCGCAAGCACTTGTCCTTTTAACTTTACGACAGGAAGTGCACAAGTCGTTACAGGCTACCAACAAGTTACGGCTCAAAAATATGATCTGCGAGTTGTTAGTATGGCGATAATATTATGAATACTTACAGAGTAATCTTTGAAGACCCTAATGATTTGGATGCACCAGCGCAGGTACTTGTGCCGTCACAGCGTTGGATGGAACAAGCAATGGCGGGTAACTTGCCCCCTATTTGGGTTTTATGGCAACTACAAGATGATGAACAGCAAGCCATTGCAGAAGGTCGGCACGACACCTTTAGTCATGACCCAGAGAAACACGCACTTCAGTGGACGGCCCCCCGCATTGGACCCTTAACGGAAGAGGAAGCTATGGAATATTTATGTATGAAAGATTTGCCACGCAAGGTTTGGGCCGAAGAACACAACAGACCAATGTTTAAAATTGTTAAAACAGAACAGGTGCCGTCTGATCGGCAGTTTAGAGACGCATGGAGGTTGGCGGCATGAGTACCTTAATTGAAATAGGATCAAAAAAGTACAACAGTGCGGAATACACATCCCCATCAAATCGTACATTTCGAAATGCTTGGGCAGCACCACAGGCAGGGTCAGACGTTATCCAAATTAACATGGCCGCAGCTAAGGACATTTGGAGAGATAAGATACGTCAAGCGCGTATTGATCCACTGGCCTCGTTAGACACAGCCTACATGAAGGCGATTGAGCAAGGCAACACATCTGAGCAAACTTCTATCGCCACACAGAAACAGGCGTTGCGTGACGCCCCCGCGACATCTGCTATTGATGCAGCTTTAACACCAGAAGAACTAAAAGCTGTCCAGCCAATTCCTAACGTAACGATAGACTGATTACATGGCCCACTAAACCATCTTAAGGAGCGTAAGACATGAGCCAACACGACTTTAATATTGCTAACCAACTGTTCCCAGCTACTAGGGCAGACCTTAACAACTCTCTTGTGGCTCTTGCTTCTAACTCTTCTGGGGATGCAGAACCTACTACTACATACGCTAATCAGTGGTGGTATGAAACTGACTCTAATACTTTAAAGTTGCGTAATGAAGCTAATACCGCTTGGGTGACTATTTGTACCTTAGATCAGGGTAACAACAATGTACTGTCCATTACCACGCAAGGGTTAACTCTTGGTACTACTACTATTACTGCATCAGGTACAGAGATTAATCAACTAGCTGCTATTACTAGAGGCTCTCTTATTTATGGCAATGCTTCTGGCGTTACATCAAGACTAGCTAAAGGTGCTGCTGATACAGTTCTTACGTCTGATGGTACAGACATTTCTTGGACAACAGGCGCTGCTATTGGCGTTCCTACTGGCTCTGTTATAACTTTAGCTATGTCTACTGTGCCTACAGGGTGGCTAGAGTGTGATGGTGCAGCTATTAGTCGTTCTACTTACTCTGTATTGTTTAGTACTTTAACTACCTCTTATGGTGCTGGTGATGGTTCAACAACATTTAATTTACCAGACCTTCGTGGGGAGTTTGTTCGTGGTTGGGATCACGGTAAAGGTACTGATAGTGGTAGGTCTATAGCTACAGCCCAAGGGGATGAACTTAAGTCACACAGTCACACCATAACTATGTTCCGAGATAACTTTCATAACACAAGACCTTTAGGCGGGGGATCAAATGCCAGCTTAACAGGTGCCACAAACAGTTTTGGCGGTAGCGAAACCCGTCCACGCAACGTAGCTATGATGTACTGCATCAAGTACTAATAGGAGTTAACAATGACACTTATATACGACTATAAAGAAGACACGGGAGAACTCATAGGTTCACGTACAGCTAGGTTAGACCCCCTAGATGGTTTACCCTTAGTGCCACGCAACGCCACCCTAGAGACACCCCCTGAGGTTGATGATAATCAGGTAGCCGTATTCTCTAATAATTCATGGTCTACGGTCAGTGACTACAGGGGTGACTATTGGGACGTAGACGGTAATTCTGTACTTGTAACAGAACTTGGTGAGTCTTTACCACAGGGGCTACTTACAGTAAAACCTGCTCCTACTGATGCTTCCTATGCTGCAACGCACAGGGCAACTAGAAATTACTTGTTGTCTGAAACAGATTGGAGATTTCGTTCTGATCTTACCCCAAGTCCAGGTTGGGTTAGCTACTGCCAACAGTTAAGAGACATAACTATACACGATAATTGGCCTAATCTACAAGCTAACGATTGGCCCACTAAACCATCTTAAGGAGCAACCAATGGGATACACACTAGGACTACGAAGTAAGCAGAACTTGTCTGGGGTACATCCCGATATGGTTGCTGTTGTCACAAGAGCATTAGAGATTAGTGAAAAAGACTTTAGTGTAACTGAGGGTGTTCGTAACATTGAACGTCAGCGTATGCTTAAGAAGACAGGCAAGTCAACTACACTTAAGTCTCGTCACCTGACAGGTCA